TAAGCGATTTCGGTTATAATCCTCCAGCTAATGCGTTTGACGGCAACCCTGCTACCGCCACGTTTGGAGTCGAGGGAGACTACATCGGCATTGATTTGGGGGTGGGAAATCCGGCTGCGGTTAAAGAGGTGGCATGGACCCATCAAGGCAGCTCACAACGGATGGTGACTGGTCGAGTAGAATATTCTGATGACGGCACAATCTGGTCGCGTTCATGGGGCATGGCGAAAACAACTTTTGTTGGCGGCAGCGGCACTGACGTTTGGCGATATGACGACGCGGCTAATGGTTTGATATTTGATCTACGAGCCACGGCTGATCCACCGACTGAACAGGTGAGCGGTGTGGCTTGCACAAAAACTGGCTCTCCTACCGTAAACACCACAACGCAATATATGGAATTTGCCGCTTATAACGTTCTCGGTCTTGCAATGCCCAGTGGCGATAATCGACTTTGCTCTGGCCTCGCTAATTGGACCGTCGAATTCCATGTAGACAATGCGACATCATTGCAGCAGGTTTTTGATGATGGCGCTGACCCATCGATTTTCAATCTATCTGACAAATTCGGGTGGTATAATGGCGGTGATGTTGCACGCTCAACGAATACGCTACTGGACGGCACTGAAACTCACTTTGCTCTGGTAATGCAAGACGGGGTGATGACGTTATATGCCAACGGGGTCGTGAAACCGCTCGACATAAACGTTGACCATACTTGGCACATAGAAGGGGCCGCTGTTATTGGCGGGAGCGGCACTCGCGTATTTGCTAGCGGTAAGTTTGGCAGGATGGTGTGCTGGAACTTTGCTCGATATACAGGAACATTTACACCACCGTCGGTGACTGATGTCCCGTTATATGAGGTTCCATAATGCTAGGTTTCAGCCCAATCGCCGCATCGCCAATCGCTACAAGCGCTCGCGTCGCCCAAGTTTATTCGGGTGGTGCGGACGTGTTGATTTATGCTATAATTTTGGCAAATGGGCAAAGTAAGTGGACGACGCAGCCGAAAACGCCGGAAATTTGGACCCCCGTATAAAACTTTACCCGCCCGACAACGGGCGACACATGGACACCCGCAGCGGTCGCTGCAGACAATTGGACGGAACAATAAATGACCACTTTTGTATATAGCCTACCCGTCGTAAACGGCAGCGAGGACACTTGGGGGGCAACGCTCAATACCAACTGGACTAACATTGGCACATTCATCGGCTCGCTTGATAGCGCGGAGCTGGCCAAGCTGGACGGGCTGACCGCATCGACTGCGGAGCTGAACCATAGCGTGGGCGTAACGTCCGCAATCCAGACGCAGTTGAATGCAAAGGCAGGTGACGGCACAACAATTTCTGCGGGTGGCGGCCTATCTGGCGGCGGTTCATTAGCTGCAAACAGAACAATCTCCCATGCTGATACATCAAGCCAAGACAGTGTTGACAACTCAGGCAGCATTTACATCCAAGACATTTCTGTTGATACTTATGGTCATGTTACTAGCATTAGCTCGACAACCGTCCCCAGCGACATAACAAAAACGTCCGGCTCCGCCCCGTACTATGGCTGTCGTGCTTGGGGAAAAGTATCAAGTGATGCACTTGTGGATGGTGGAAACTTTGCCTCATGGGCTAGCTCAACAAACACCGTCACATTCACGACAGCCATGCCACATGCAAACTATTCCGTTAACTGTAATAGCGGTGCCTACGGCGCTACCTTTGCAAGAAATATGACAACGACGTCATTTGAGGTTGTTTCGGTTTCTTCTGGCGGCAATGTTGGCAACCCAACAAGCTTTGAATTTACGGTAATCTGCTAATCTAAGGATCACACCATGCCGCTCGTTGAATTAACGCCGCCATCGGGATTCCGAAACCACGGCACTGACTTGCAGTCAGAGGGTCGCTGGCACGAAGGTAGCCTTGTGCGCTGGCATGAGGGTTCAATGCGCCCCGTCGGCGGCTGGGTGGATCGCACGGGCGACGTGGAATACGCAGCGCCTCCGCGCGGGATGCTGGCGTGGCAGGACAACACGGCAAACCGTTGGATCGCGGCGGGGACGTACGCAAAACTGTACGCGACGACATCCGGCGGCGGAACATACGACATAACGCCCGCAGGGTTTACGTCTGGGGCCGAAACGGCGTCGGTAAATACCGGCTACGGCGGCGGGCTTTACGGCACGTCATTCTACGGGCAAACCAGACCCGACAGCGGCAATTACAGCGAATCGACAAGTTGGTCGATGGATAATTGGGGCCAATATTTGATAGCGTGCAGCAATGCCGACGGCAAGCTGTACGAGTGGCAACTGAACACGGCCACACCAGCCGCGCAGATCGCAAACTCACCGACCGACTGCAGCGGGCTGGTCGTAACCGGCGAGCGGTTCATTTTTGCATTGGGCGCGGGCGGCGTTAAAAATAAAGTCTCTTGGTGCGACTTTGAAGACAATACTCAATGGACCCCATCCAGCACCAATCAGGCGGGCGACGTGACGTTGCAGACCAATGGCCAGATCATGGCTGCCGTCGCGGGGCAGGGTCAGACGATTCTGATAACTGATCAAGACTGTCATCGGGGGGTGTATCAGGGTCCCCCGTTTATTTTCCAATTTGAGCGCGTTGGTGCGGCTTGTGGCGCAGTTGCGCGCAAGGTGGTCGTGGACACGCCCGCCGGAGTTTTCTGGATGGGCCAGCAGAATTTCTTTCGCTACGACGGGTCAACTGTTTCAGAGGTTCCTTGCGACGTATTTGACGCGGTGTTCAGTGACATCAACCCCGCCCAGATCAGCAAGAGCTGGGGCATGTCGAACGGTCAAAACGGTGAGGTCTGGTGGTTCTATTGCAGCGCCAACGCGACCGAGATCGACAGCTACGTGGCTTATGATTACCACGACCAGCACTGGCTGATTGGCAAACTGCCACGCACTGCCGGAGTGGATCGTGGCGTATTCCGCGCGCCGATTATGGCGAGCGACGCTGGCCGGATATACAACCACGAAACTGGGTTTAACTATGAAGCCCAGACTGTCTACGCCCAAACTGGGCCATTTAAGATTGGCGCGGGCGACAACCTCGCCGTCGTCACCAACTTGATCCCAGACGAGCTGGCGCTTGGCAGCGTCACGACTACGTTCAAGACGCGCAGCTATCCAAACTCTGCGGAGGCATCACACGGGCCATATACGCTAACAGACCCGACCAGTGTCCGGTTTCAGGGGCGTCAGGTCCGCATGAGGGTTGACGCAGTTGACGGTGACTGGCGCGTCGGAAAGTTTAGATTTGACGCCAAGGCGGGTGGCCGCAGATGAGCGGACGCGCACCGCCACCATTTGGCCCAGACTGGAAGACTTGGGGCCGACAACTGACTACGTGGCTTGGCCAAGCGCTGCCCAACCTGCAGTGGTTTACCGGCAATGAGACTGCCGCACAAAATGGCACGCTGCTGTGGGACGAGACTGCGTCGTATCCAGTAGTGTCCAAGAGCGGCGCGTTTCGTCAGGTAGTCGTCGAGGGTGGCGACGCGCAGCTATCCATCACGTCTGACGTCACGGCGGCAGCAACCGACACGGCATACCCGTTGACGTTCACGCTCAATACCGGCCAATTCATTTCGCTTGGGTCGCCCGCGTCGCGCATTGTGTTCGCGGAGGCTGGCCACTATTCCGTCTCGTTCGCGGCGCAGACAAGCAGCACAAGCGGCAGCACGGTCAACTTTTACTTTTGGCCACGCATTAACGGCGTAGACGTCGCAGGTGCGACAGTCAGGAACGCGCTGCACCAGAACGGCGCGACGACACTGTCGGGCCGCACGGCGTTCTTTGACGTTGCCGCCGGAGACTACCTTGAGGCTATGTGGGCCGTGTCCAATACAGCCGGACATCTCGCGGCCACGGCGGCGTCTGCGTTTGCGCCTGCGGCTCCCGCTGCTACACTGTCTATAATCAGGGTGCATGGGTGACATATATGGGCAAAAATGATAAGGTCACATTATCTTACGTGCCGATCAGCGAGTTGGACAAGTGGTGGCCGGTGGCCTCGCCAATGATTGAGCTGGCACGCAAGCGATACGACAGCCAATACGGGCTGGATGACGTCAAGGATGCCATTGCAAAGGGCAAGGCAGTCTTATGGTTAATTATGGTGGGATCAAAGCCCCGCGCGGCGATGACTACCAGCGAAGACCAGTACCCGCGCCGCAAGGTTTTGTGTATTGAGTTGCTGGGCGGAGACGCTGCGGAGGACTGGGCAGAGGATGCCGTCGGCGAGCTGGCGAGGGTGGCAAGGGCCGCCGGATATGATGCCATTGAGACAAAAGCCCGACGCGGCTGGTCAAAGATGGCAGGTAAATACAACTTTCGGCCCGTTCATGTGGCCTACGAAATGGAGCTAAACGATGGGACAAGGTAAAAGCACAACGGCACAGGCACCGACTGGGCCGGGCGTCGAGGCTTACAAAGAGTTTGCGGCCCCTGCGGCGACAGCCTTGGCAAACACTGAGTTTACCCCATACACGGGGTCGTTTGCGCCGGGCATGAGCGATTACACCACGCAAGCTGGCCAGCTATATGGTGACATCGCCCAAATGGGCCAGATGACGCCACAAGATTACGCTGCGCGCACGCAAGCAAACATGAACCCATACCAATCTAACGTGATTGACACGTCGCTTGCCCGCATGGGTCGGCAGCAGGAACAGGCGCGCACTGCGAGCGAAGCCAACATGATTGGCTCTGGCGCGTTTGGTGGCGGTGGCCGCCGCGCCGTATACGAGGCTGAATTTGACACTGGCAACCTTGCCAACCAGAACCAGCTAATCGCCCAGATGATGCAGCAGGGCTACGGCCAAGCGCAGGCGCAGACAATGGCGCAAATTCAGCAGCAGCAGGGCGCACTTGGCGCTGGCGCGGCTGGCTTGTCCGGCGTTGGCGCGACTGACACGGCGTTGCAGGGCGCACAGATGGCTGGCGATTATGGCGAGTTTATGCGTCAGCAAGATGACCCATACAACAAGCTAAATGCATTTACGGCCTTGGCGTCCGGCTCGCCAACTGGGGCGACGTCAACTGAAACATACAAACCCGGCCTGTTTGAATACCTGAAAGTGGCAGCGCAGGCGGCCTCGTAATGGACGCAAATGAGTGGTCACGCATTCG